TCAGGACAGCGCCTCGTCCCAAGGGTTCGGGGCGGGTTCGTCCGTCGCGGCGACCGCCACCGGAACGATCTTTTCGGTGACGAGGACGATGCGGCCGTCGGGATCGATCTCCAGGCGGGGAAACGCGATGCCCGCCGCCTGCGCGCCTTTCAGCGCGCGGGTGACGTCGGATGCCTTGAAACGGGTCTTGGTGCGCGCCATCGCCTCACAACCCCTTGCTTGAAGTGAGATAAACGACCTTGGGCGTGGCGCTCGCCGTGCGGAGCTGGCGCTCAAGGTCGGCGATGGCGGCGGCGATCTCGGCATCGGTGCGGTAGTGCACCTCGCGCCCGTCGGAGAGGCGCACACGCGCCTCCCCGCTGGCGCGAAGGCCGCGCAACGCCTCAAGCCGTTGTTCGAGGGTGGCGGCGTCGGCCATCATGCCCCCTCGTTCTGGTAGAGGCCGCGGAAGTCGATGACGCCGCAGCCGAAGTCGAGCCCGGCCGCCACCTTGACGGCGCGGGTGTCGAAGTCGATCTCGGTGCGGATCTGCGGCCCCTCGGCGCCGGAGACATAGCCATAGACCACGCTGGGCGCCGCCGCCGGGTCGGCGACGACGTACCAGCCATTGCCGGCGATGTTGGCGTCGACCACCAGCTCCATGGTGCCCGCCCACGGGTTCACGTCGCCCGCCTTGGCGGCGGTGACGGCGGCGAGCACCTGGCGGCCTTCCAGCTCCTTTTCCGGCCCGACCACGAGGAAGCGCGGCGCGAGATTGAGCGGCACGCCGTCGAGGCTCTTCTGCGTGCGCAACGCCGCCACCGCGGCGCCGAGCGAGGCGACGCTGATCGCCGCGCCGGCCGCCGCCTTGTTGCCGTGGCTGGCATGGAAGAGCGCGATGCCGTCCGACAGGGCGGCATTGGCGGCGAGCAGCGCATAGACCCGGGCATTCTCGTCGGCCGCGGCACGGATGGCGATCATCGACGAGAAGTCGGCCAGCGCCGACAGGTCGTCATTGATCAGCGCCCGCCGGCCGATGGCGATGCCGGCATTGAGCTCCTTCGCCCGTACCTTCTCGCGGTTCTCGCTGATGGTGCCGTATTTGAGCTCGCCATTCTCGGCGGTCTCCTGGAACTGCGGGAAGTCGCCGATGCGCAGGAAGGAATGATCGCGGAAGTCGGTGAAGGAGCGCCGGCCGGCCCAGCGGCGATAGGTCGGCTCGGCCGCCGCGTAGTTGGCGAGCAGGCTCTTGTTGGCTGCATCCGCCAGCAGCAGGGGGAAGTCGCTGGTCGAGTGGGCGCCGACGGCGCGCTCCATCAGCGCATTCTGGTCGCGCAGGTTGATGCGCTCGCCGCGCGCCTCCGCAAGGCCGCCGATCATGTCGAGCATGCGGTAGCCGGCGAAGTCGCGGGCGCGACCCTCCAGCTTGACCCGGCCCGGCGCCAGACGGTGCGCGAGCGCGTCGCCCATCGCCGAGCGGATCGACGCCGGGTCGGAGTGGTCCATCGTCACCGTCGGCGCGACGGTGCGGATGGTTTGCAGCGGCGCGGTGCGGGTCTGCATCGCCTGGAAGGCGGCGGCACGGGCGGCGTCGGCGCTGGCGCCGGCATCGATCTGGCCGTCGATCCAGCCCTGGTCGAGGCCGGCGACGGCACCGATGGAACGGATCTCCGCATTGACGGCGGCCCGGTCCGCGGACGCCGTGGGGGTGGGGGCCGCCGCGGCGGGCGGGGTCGGCGCCGGAGCGGGCTCCGGCTGGGCAGGTGCCGTCATGGTCTCATTCCCTCGAATGATGGCCTGGCGGTCGGCGGGAATCGGGACGATGGAGAGCTCCACCGGGGTCCAGCGCGTGGCGGTCTTCACCCGCCGGCCGCCTTCGGTGGTCTCGCTCCAGTCGTGGACGGCGTAGCCGACGGAGACACCGCGCAGGTGCCCGTCGAGAATGTCCTGAATGATCGGCTCGACGTCGTCCCGCCGGGACATCCTGATGATCGCGCGGGCCTCACGGTTCCCGCCGACCGTCCATGCTGTGAGGACGGAGCCCAGCACGTCGGTCAGGATGCCCCGGCGGTGGCTGTTCAGGACCGGCGCGCCGATGAAGGCGCTCCAGTCCTGCGCCAAGGAAAGCCGCTCGAGGAAGACGCCGCGCGCGTCCTGGCGCTCGACCGTGGCCCCGGTCGAGAACACCACCTCGAAGGTGCGCTCGTCCGGGTTCCAGCTGGTCGCGGCCAGAGGCGCGCGGCGGATGATGATGTCGGAGGGGGCGTTCACGTGGCCTTCCTCCCGTAGCGGGCCTGCCGCTTGTCCAGCGCGCGCTTGACGTGGGCGTGCCAATAGTGCGCCGCCAGCTCGAGGCGGCGCAGCTCGTCGAGCGAGATCTTCTCGGGATCGAGCAGCGGGAAGGCCGCGTGCCAGAACCGGCTCCACAGTGGCTGCAGCTTGTCGCCGATCATGCCGCGCCCCCGATGTTGGAGAGCGCGGAAGCCGGCGCCTTGGCCGGGGTAACGAAGCTGAGGCCAAGACCGGCCTCGCGGGCCTTGTCGGCGGCGATCTCGGCGTCGAGCGCGGCGACGTCCATGCCGCGGGCGGCGACGGCCTCGCGCCGGCTCATCAGCCCGGCATTGATGGCGTCGATCTCTGCCTGCACGTCCTTGCCCGGGTCGACCCATTGCTGTTTCGGGGTGATCCAGCGCACGGGGAGCAGATCCTCGATCCGACCCTCGATGCGGCCGGCGAGGCTCTCCAGCATCACCCAGCGCCGCCAGATCGGGCGGAGCGCTTGGAAGACAATGACATTGTGCTGGATCATCTCGATCCGTCGGCGCCACTCGACGAGGCCGGCGCGGATCGAGGAATAGTTCACCTCCGACAGATCGCCGGTCAGCACCTCATAGGGCAGGCCGAGCGCGGCGGCGATCTCATGCAGGGTGATGCGGGCGAAGTCGTTCGCCTCCTGGGCGATCGCCGGAGGATTGGAGAAGCTCACATCCTTACCCGGCGGCAGCACCACCATGGCGCCGGGCTCCAGCGAGCCGATGATCGCCTCGCCCTGCGCCTCGCCGCCGAACGGCACCGCGCCGTCATTGGTGGTGATGACACCGGCGAGCAGTGCGCCGACCTTCTGACGGGTGAGCTGGGCGCCGTGCCATTCGTCATGCTCCGCCAGCCGCAGGATCGCCGGGGCGAACCACGACACGCCGCGCACCTGGCCGGGAAAATCGGGGCGGAACAGATGGATCACGTCCTCGGCCGGCACGCGCACCGGCTGGAGGTTGAGGCCGAGGCCGATCTCCGGCCGCTCCTTGATGATCCAATAAGCGACGCGGGTGCCGAACACGTCGAACTCGACGCCGTTGACGATGCGCCCGCCAGCGGCAAGCGGGCGGGTCAGCGAGGCGTCGAGCTGGTCGGGATGCAGCACGCGGATCCGCAGGCCGCCCGGGGTGGCGATCATCAGCGCCAGCGCTTCGCCGTCGACGATCATGCCGCCGACCATCAGCGCGGTCAGGCCATAGAAATCGCACACCCCATCGGCGTCGGCTTCGTCGGTCCAGGCCGTCCAGCGCTCCGCCAGTTTGCCGGTGGTCGCCGGCACGATGCCGGTGCCGACCAGTGCTGCCACCCACGCCGCCTTCGCGGCTGCCGCGTGCGGGTTGTTGGCGACCAGATAGCGGGCGCGCTGGGCGAGCGGCGCTCGGGCCGCCTGTGCCGCGCCGTGCTGGTTCGCCATCTTGCCCCAGCCGGACGTGCGCCGGCCGGCGGACGCGCCCTCATAGGAGCGTGCCCACCAGCGCCAGGCGCCCTTGCTGCGGTCGAAGAGGGTGGCGAGACCGGCGAGCATCACACCACCTTGGCCAGAGCCGCACGGATCTTGCGGAAGTGCTTGGAGAGATTGACCAGCACGATCTGGCTGGGCGCCGAGCCGTATTCAACCGCCATCGCGGCGGCTTCCTTGGCGATGCGGGCACTCACCTCCTCCAGCGTGCCGCCGATATGTGCTCGCCCCTCGTCGTCGCCGCCGAAGATCACCGCGCCGATCCAGATGTCGGCGAAGGGTTTGGCGGTCGCAGGATGTTCGCCCTCGTAGGTGCCACGCGCATTGGCGAGCATGCGGGAAGCGGCGGCCACATCCAGCTTCATCACGTCGACGAGCTCGATCTGCGCCGAGAGAAGCGCAATCTCTTCGACGGTGTAGCGGATCCAGCCGCTGCGATCGGCGGTTTCAGCGATTGCCCGGTTATGCTCGATCAGGCCGGCCGGGCTGGGCTCGAGCTGATACTGCTCGCTGGCTTCGGGGGACTGGTCGATGAAGGGCAGATGATCGCGGCGGCGGAGGGTCTTGAAGCGCTCGACCTTGATGCCGAGCGCCTCGCAGGCGAGGCCGATGGTGAAGGGGCGTTCGGGGGTCATGTGGCGCTCTCGAAAATAGTGAACCGATGACCCCATTCTGCACAACTTCAGCATGGGGTCAACTGGACCCCGTCATGAGGTTCGGTGGAGCATCCACCTCACATCTCGATCCGGATGCGCGTCGGGTGGTCGCGCAACACGCCAGCCGCCTCGTCATCCTCGATGATGTCGAGCCGGTTGATGTTGAGCCACCGCCTCTCCCTCTCCCAAAGGTGATCCGATGCCCGCCGATGCCCGGCGCCCATGATGAGCCAGCCCTGGGCATCGGCCGTCATCTCGTCCATGGCGGCCGAGAAGTCCGACCAGGCGCGGCGGGCACGCTCCATGGGATCGGCGGGCGACGTCACAGGCGCAAGGCATACAGCCGCTGCCGGTGTGGCTACGAGCGCCGGGCCAGCGCTGATCAACAGGCGGCGACGGGTGATCATATGCCCGCCTCCCCTTCCTCGTCGTCCGGCGATGGACAACTGAAGCTCATGCCGTGGCGTTCGATCGAGGTGTATTCCCGGTCGTGCTCGTCCTCGGCTGGGTCGTCCTCCTCAGAGTCCTCGTCGTAGCCCTCGAGCAACTCGACCTCATCGCCCTCGATGTCGACCAGCTGCGGGTCGGCGTCGAGATAGGGGAGATTGCCGCCAAGGCTGGGCTCGAGGTCGGGATCGCCGTCGAGCTGATCGAGAAGCGCGACCATGCTCTCGATCGCCGCCTCGATCCGCTGGCGCAGGGCGCCCTCCTCCACCATGGTGAAATGGCGAACATGCGCGTTCATGCCCGGCCCTCCGCAACGAGACGGCCGAGCGCCGCGGCGAGCGTGTCGAGCAACAGCTCCTCGAAGGTGGTGCCATCCGCATCTTCCTGCGTGCCGAGCGGGAGATCGGGATTGGCGACGCCGACATAGCGGACCAACGCGAGCAAGCCCGGCAGCGTGGTCGGCACGGTACCCAGCAGCTCGGCGAACTGCTCGTCGGCTATATCGACCAGCTCGGCGAGCCGGTCCTCGCCGTCGACCGTGGTGTCGCAGGCCCGCACCGGCGCCATGAGCTGCCGATGCTCGGCGATGCGGGCAAAGATGGGGTCCGGCGTCGGCCCGAAGGCGACGACACCGGCCGGCACGGCGACGGCAGCCGCGCCAAGGCAAAGCGCCTGGCGCCGGCTGGGGACATGGCTTTCCCGTTCGCGAACATGGGTGCCCATGCGCGTGCTCCATTGATTGAAAACGTCAATGTTGATACCTTTCGCTCACAATGAGCGGTTGTCAATAGGTATCAATCAAAGTGAGCGAAAACGATCACCTGACAGGCCGCCAGATAGCTGCAGGCCGAGTACTCGCGGGCCTAGGACAAGCCCAGCTAGCGGAGGCTGCTTCCATCTCGGTGCCGACGTTGAGGCGCATGGAGGCGAGCGCTGGCCCCGCCGCAGGTTTGACGAACAATGTCGCTGCGGTGAAGCGTGCCCTTGAGGAAGCCGGCGTCATCTTCGTTGCCGAGAACGGCGAAGGGCCTGGGGTGAGATTGAGAAAAACACGAGAGGTCGGTTGAGGTGACGCGCTCGCGACCAACTTGGGTTGAGGATTCCTCTCTATGCTTTCGCATCACCGAGAGCGTCGAGACTTTGCTGCGGGGTCGATGGGACCTCGATCGTCGGATGAAGGTGGTAATGGGGCGACTACGCCCACTGAGGCCAGCCGACTTCCCTCCCGAACTCCGGACGTCCTTTGAGCTGCTGCTTCTGGCGGACGAACTCGCGCTCGTGGAGATGCCGCCAGCATCCAATATCCTGTCCTACAGTCGCATGACGCCGACGCAGCGCGACCAATGGTGTGCGGCCCTGCTGGCGATCTACGAGGCGATCGTGATCGATCGGCACCGAATCGGCCGATAGTGGTACGCGGCGGCGAATGTTGCGACAATCGCATTCACGGCCGAGAATTGGGCAGTGCTGGGGGAGGCTTCGGAAGAAGAATGCACCGATCTCGAGTTGAGAGCGACGAGGCCTACATCCTCGATCTATGCGACAAAGTGTTGGGCAGGATGTCACTTCGCCAGCACAGGTTCCACTTTCTGCTCGGCGATCCCGGAAAGTCCGGCCGGCGCACACAGCTCGCGGTTGATGCCTACTATCCCGACCTCTCGCTTGTTGTCGAATATCATGAACGCCAGCACTTTGAGGCCGTCAACCACTTCGACAAGCCTAACACACTCACTGTCAGTGGTGTTCATCGGGGGATGCAACGTCGGCTGTATGATGAACGCCGCCGCGATGTGCTCCCACAGCACGGTATTACGTTGCTGAATCTCCTATGCACTCAATTCGCCAGCTCCAGCGCAAGGCGCCTGAAGCGCCTGCCGGAGGATGAGCGCGTCGTGCGATTCGAACTGGAGAAGGTCGGCGCCATCTTCGTCGCGGAGAACGGCGAAGGGCCTGGCGTGCGGCTGAGGAAGAACCCTTGAGAGAACGTAGGCCATCCCCGCCTGATCGATGAACGGCTCAAGGAACTGGTACGAGCGTTGGCACGTGAGGCGGCCCGCAAGGACCATGACGAAGCGGTGAAAAGGCCTGAAGAGAATGGCAAAGGTACAGGCTGAGGTTGAAGGAGCATCACCAATGAGCCGAACCGCTTTCATGCCGGCGGTATCCTTCAGCGCGGACAAGGTCGAGCAGCATCGGCTCGAAGAACTGGCCGAGGCCGTCGCTGATCGGGAAACCAGCGCCGCCGAACTCGCGGTCGATTTTGCACCTGGCTCCTTCGGCTGCCATGAAGCCCTGCACATCGCGGCCGTCGTGATGAATCTGATTGATCGCGATCTCCGCAGCCATCCGGCAGTGCTGGTCAACGCGGACTGATACCGGCTCGTTCATGGAGTTCATCAATAACGAAGCGAAATTTTATCCCGCTTCGTTATTAACGCCGACAAAGAAAATTTGTGCCCTAGAACGGGGCGGCCACACTATTTACAATTCAGAATTGAATCGGAAATATTGTAGGAGCTATGTTCCGAGGCTGAAGTGGAGGAGTTGTTCGAATCGCCATTGTCATGAGCCCAGACTGATCGGTCGTGTTCGTTGGATGCGGCTACCCACGAATCACGGAAATCGCGACTGCGCTTTATAAGACTCTGATTGGCCTCGATAATTTCCTGACGGGACCTTCTTTCAGGACGCAATCCGGCCATTGATATACCCTCCCTTTTTGGCAAGCGAACCCTATCAGATAACTCCGTCAGAGTGAATCTATGGTTGACAGTTTCAACTCCATAAAATTTCCGGAATTGTTCGTCGGGTTCGTCGCGCCAATTGGAGCCGATGTTGCCCCTATAATCAAAGAATTCAGAATATATTTTGAAGAAAAAAAATATAAAGTGATAGACATAAAAGTAACTGATGTATTTAATGTGATGAAAAACTATATAATTCCTGAAATGGATTTAAAAAAATCTCCTCTTGTTGATCGATATAATTCATATATAAATTATGGAAATCAGTTAAGGGAGCATTTTGATGATAATTCAATATTGAGTAAGCTTACGATACAGATAATTGTTAAGAAGCGTATAAGGCAGAAATATAATTCTGAATTCGATAAATTTCAAAAAACAGTGTATTTTATAAATCAATTCAAAAGAAAAGAAGAAATAGAATTATTTAGATCGGTGTATGGTCGATTGTTTTTTCAGGTTTCCTTGTATTCCCGCCGTGGGGCGCGAGTTGATTATCTTTCTAGGAAATTTGCAAGTAGTGAAAATTCAGCTGGATCGAATCGCTTCCGGTATCAGGCTGAAAAATTGATTCAAAATGATGAAAACGAAGTCGCTAAGAGTCATGGACAGAGGGTAGCGAAGATATTTCATGATGCGGATCTTATTATAAATTTAGATGTTGAACTTTCTGTCAAAAGACAAGTTTTCAGATTCTGTGAGCTTCTCTTTGGATCTAACGCGATTTCTCCCACCCGTATTGAATATGGAATGTTTCTTGCGAAGGCGGCGGCGCTCCGAACGCTAGATCTTTCCAGGCAGGTTGGGGCTGCTATATTTTCCGGGACGGGAGAGGTGCTCTCGCTTGGCTCGAATGAGGTTCCGAAGGCGCTGGGTGGCACGTATTGGTCAGATGAAGGTGTAGATGATCGTGAATTTATTCGAGGCCATGACTCGAATGATCAAAGAAAAAGAGAGATTCTTGTAGAGATATTGAATATAATATCTCCAGATTGCGATATAGATAAAATAATATCAAGTAAAGAAATTCAAGACTCTCAATTTATGGATGCATTGGAGTACGGACGCATCGTGCACGCTGAAATGTCGGCAATATCCGACGCTGCAAGAGTGGGAAGTTCAATTCGTGGGGGCACGTTATATTGTACGACATTCCCCTGTCATATGTGCGCTAAGCATATAGTGGCATCTGGCGTAACAAATGTGATATTTTTGGAGCCATATCCTAAAAGTCTTGCATACGATCTTCATTCAGATTCAATTCATATTGAAGGTAATGATCGTGGTCATTATCAGCAATACCCATCTGTAAGATTTGAGCATTTTTATGGGGTTTCGCCTCGTAGGTATAGGGAAATATTTGAAAGAAATAAAAGAAAGAATGATAATGGATCATTCCGTCCATATATAAATGACAACCCATCTCCTATAATAGACATCAAAATTCCATTTTATACATACTTAGAAGAGAGTGCGCTTGAAATATTGGGAATGCAATTTGATGTTGCCAAAATTGACGATGAATTGGATGCATTGGACGCAGAAGTTGATGAATAATCATAATTATTGTTCGCTACTTCTGTCATTCTACCGCTTGCGTCACTTTAGTCGATCGAAGTGACTTCTCTATGGGAATGGTGGTCGTTGCGTTAATGCGCAACCGTGCCATTGACCCGCTAGATGTCCGTCGGAGCGATGGCCAAGGTGAGCGCTGGCAGAAGGCCGTTGAGAGTTTCCGTCTCTGCCTCTAGTAGCGGACGAGTGATCAGTTCGGCGTTATTGGCGCACTATAACGCTGGGTCGGGCAATCAGTGTCTATCACGCTCCTGCGCCAGCTTCTCAGCCTGCTCATTCACCATTTCTCGCGTGATGCGCGAATTCTCGAAATGGGTGTTGCCATAGGCGAAGCTGCGCCGTTGCTCTTCGCGGTGCTCGGGGGACGGTTCCACACGCTTGGCCGCCTCGATCAGCTTCTTGAGTTCATTCGTCATTTCGGCCTCCCGCTCGCAGCTCGGTCCTACAACGCGTTGACCATACGTCATTCAGGATTTGGACTGTTCTTGATCTTGGTATATGGCGCCTTTCCGGGATGGTGCCAATTTGGCAAATCAGCCACAGCCCGGCATCCGTGGCGTCCGCCCGTGTCCCGGTACGATCGTCATGCTCCTGACAACCACTTGGAGCGAACGACGCCGGATGGCATTGCGGGCGCGGAAGCGGGGGTGGAGGTGTCGGCACTGGCGCCTGCGGCGTCATGCCTGGCAATCGCCTCCTGCAAACTCATCCCCGCCGCATAGAGCCCATGCAGCGCGGCGGTGGCGTAGACCCGGCAGTCGAGCGGCTCATTGCGCACGCCGGGATCCGGCACCCACTCGATGCGGGCGATGCCCTTGGTGTAGCGGCGCACCGGCCGTTCGGCGACGAGGCCGGTGAACCACAGATAGTCGCGATCCACCGGCCAATGGCAGGCGCCCGCACCGCCATCCTCGATCCGCAGGCGCGAGAGCAGCCCGTGCTTGAGCGTGTCGACGCCGACGATGTGGACCGGCGCCAGGTTGGCGATGCGCAGCTTGGGCGGGCGCTTCGGCCAGGGCGGCACGCCGGGACCGCCGCGTCCCTTGATCGCCCAGACGCGCCGGTTGAGCCGCTCGGCCGAGAACTTCATCACCATGTCGGTGCGATGCCCACCGGAATCGATGGCGACCGCCAGCACCGGCAGATCCGGGATGGCGCGGGGATGGCGGAATCGGCGCAGCAGCAGCCGGTCGAGCGCCTCCCACACCCCCGTCCTGGAGGTGTCGCCGTGCAGGATCTCGTAGTCGAGCGACCAGCTGGCTTCGCCGCGGCCCCAGCCGACGAACTCCACCTCGATGCGGTCATCCTGGGTATCGACGCCGGCGGTGACGATGGCGACGCCGTCAGGTAGCAGCTCGGTCCATGGGGTGTCGCAGGCGACGCCGCGTTGCTGCAACGTGTCCGGCGCTAGCGGCGCCATGTCGCGATCCTCATAGGGTTCGCCGAGTTTCAGGTTGGTCCAGGACTTCAGCCGAGCCGGGTCGCGCTTCGAGGCGACGAAGTCGGCGGCGATTTCGCCCCAGCTCTCGAAGGGTGAGTAGAGCGCCGAGAGGTGGAAGCCGGCAGTGAGGCCATCGCCCTCCACCGTCGCCCGCCATTCGCCTTTCGCCAGCATGGCCGGCTTGTCGGCTTCCTCCATGATGCCGCCGCAGGCATCGCAGGCATAGAACGCCTTGCGCGGCTCGCCCTCCGGCCAGGTCACGCCGCGCCAGACGAGCACCTGGTGCGTGCCGCAATGCGGACAGGGCACGAAGTAGCGCCGCTGGTCGCTCTCGGCATAGGCCTTCTCGATCCGCGACACCCCGGCCTCGGTCGGGGTGGAGATGAGGAAGATCTTGCGCCTGCCGCGGAAGGTGACGGTGCGCTGCACAGCGAGCGCCACCGGATCGCCTTCGCCGTCGGCATCGGCCGGGAAGGCGTCGACCTCGTCGAGCACCAGATAGCGCGCCGGCGTCGAGCGCAGGCCGGTCGCCGAGTTGGCGCCGGTCATCACCAGCGCCCCGCCCGGAAACTCCTTCAGCCCGACGGTGTTGCCGGGATCCTTCGCCCGCGCCGGCGCCATGCGGCTGCGCAGCGCTGGCGTGCCGTCGATCAGCGGATCGATGCGGGTGCGCGAGTTCCGCCGCACCATGTCGATGGAGGGCCGCACCGCCAGCACCAGCCCCGGCGCATGGGCGATCCAGTAGCCGATGGCATTGAGCCCGGCCTCGGTGCCACCGGTCTGCGCCCCCTTCATCAGCACCACGCGCTCGATCGGCGAAGAGGTGGAGAGGCAGTCCTGTATTGCCTTGAGGTACGGCACGCGCGACGTCCGCCACGGCCCCGGCTCGGCATTGGTGCCGGGCAGGATGCGGTTGGCGTCCGCCCATTCGGTGACGGTCAGCTGCAGCTCGGGCCGCAAGCCACGCCGCCAGGCCTCGTCGACCAGCTCTGCGGTGAGGTCGGCAAGGTCAGTCATGCGGGATATCCTCCAGCGGCATATCGGCGATGGTGACGAGCTGCGCACGCACCAGCCGGTCGAGCACGCCGACCACGGCGGCCAGGTCGGCGCCCACGGTGCTGGCGATCTCCGGCGCCGCGCGGTTCACCCAGCCGAGCCAGGCATCGCGCTCGAAACGGGCGCGGGCCTCGATGGTGCGCAGCGTCGCGGCGCGGTCGATCAGCTGGCGGCCCATGCGCTCGGCCTTCAGCCGGGCGATCTCCGCCTCGGCGGCATCGCGCACCGCCCTGGCCGAGATCGGAGCGAGTGACGGTGCGTCGAGCGAGGCGCGGCGGCGGTTCGGGTCGACGTTCTCCGCCACCCAGGCCTTTCCGCGGGCGACATGGATGCGCCCGTTCGGCTCGACGGGAAGCCCGGCGGCGATCAGCTGCGAGACGCGGCCCGGCGACACGCCGATCAGCTCGGCGAAGCCCTTCTTGGAGAGGGTGTCCGCCGGCGGAGGGGTATGGTCGCCGAACAGGGATGAGCCATGCAAATCCTGCATCCTCAACCCTTTCTCAAGCGCCGGAGTTTAGCGCTCAAATCCGGCTCATCTAGCGAGGTCATGCGCTGTCGCCGCCCGCATACATCAGCGCCGGGGAGGACCCACGCTAGCCGCCGGAGCTCGGCCTCGATCTCCGACTTGGCCTCGTGGAACGCCTCCGGATCGCGGTGGCTCGGCACCAGCCGCCGCACCTTCCCTGCCAGATCCAGCAGGGCGGCGGTGGTCGGGGTGTCGGGACACGGGACACCCCCCTTGGGGGGATGTCCCGTGTCCCGCTGCCACCGGGACAATCGGGACTGTCCCGCCGGGACATCTATGTCCCGCTTCCTCAGACGATCCATACCCATGGCTCCCTGATCGCGACGATCTGCTTGCTCGACAGGTTCTCGCGGGCGCGCTGGAAGGCCTTCTTCTTCGCCTCCGGCGTATCGCCAAGGCCGCGCCGGTAGGCATAATCTCGCCAGGTATCGACGGGGACGATGCGTACGCTGTTGGGGATCTGCCCGCCGGGCGAGGGCACGCCCTCTTCGGCAATGGCCTGCTTCAGTGCGTCGAGCGCGATGCGCGCCTGGTCGGAGAGCCGCGGTGTGCCCCTGGTCTCGCCGGTGCTCGCATCCGTGGGCATGACGACGCAGGAGGTGATGTCATCACCATCCTCGTCGGTCCCGAGGACCGATTGCAGCAGCTCATACTTGAGGGGCGATATCTCGCCGCCGTCCTTCACCTTCGCGATCTTGCCTTCGCACACACCCGTCTCGTGGCGGGTGATCTCGATGGCCGCGTCCACCGCGCCGAGCAGGGCATTGGAGCCCCGTGCGCCGCGGTCGCGGTCCTTGCCGGAGTGGTGCACGACCAGGACATGACAGCCCAGCTCGCGCTGCATCCGCTCCGCCTTGTTCACCACGACATTGATGTCGCGGGCCTTGTCCTCGTCGCCCGAGCCGATCATGCGCGACAGCGTGTCGAGCACCACCAGTTGCAGCGGCGCGGTCATCGCCGCCCGATGCTCCTTCACATCGGCGATCAGCGTCTCGACGCCCTCCTCATCGTCGAACAGGTTCACCGAGGAGGGGATCAGCACGAAGGGCTTGCCCGGCTCGCCGCCCTTCTCCTTGCGCCACGCCTTCATGCGCATCCGCATGCCGGAGCCGCCCTCGCCGGAGACATAGACCACGCCGCCTTCGGCGACGCGCCGGCCGAACCAGTCGCGACCATGGGCGATGTGCAGGGCGAGGTCGAGCACAAGGAAGCTCTTGGAGGTGCCGGGCGGCCCGTACACCGTCGACAGGCCGCCCTCGATCAGCAGCCCCTTCACCAGCCAGGCCAACGGCGGCTGCTTGTCCTCGTCGCCCCACCACACCGCCGGCAGGCGGGTGACGGCGGCCGGGCGCCAGTTCGGCGTTGCGCCCGTGAGCTGGTGTAGCCGCTCCACCGTGCCGCCGGCGGCGAGCCAGTCCGACACGTCGCCCTTGCGCGGCAGGTCGGGCAGCGCCAGCACGCGGATGCGGGAAGCGACGGGGGCGAGCGCCCGCGCCACCTTCTCGGCATGCTCGCGGCCGGTATCGTCATTGTCGGGCAGGATGACGACATCGGCGCCGAGGAAGTGCTCGACATAATCCAGCCGCCACTTGCCGGCGCCGCCGGCATTGCAGGTCGCCGGGATGTTCAGCGCCCGCAGGCGGTCGACATCCTTCTCGCCCTCGACGATGTAGATCGGGTGCCCGGAACCGATGGCCTCGATCAGCTCCGGCAGATGGTAGGGCACCTGCCGGACATCCTTGATGCTCCATATATGCCCGCCGGCGCCGTCCGGCCGCCGCTGGCGGAAGCTCTTCGGCTCCAGCCGCACCACTTCGAACAGCAGCTCGCCGGCCTCGTCGAGATAGGGATAGGTCGCGACCGTGCGGGTCTTGTTCGGCGAGATCTCCGGCTGGCCGGCGAAGTCCGGGAATTCCTGCTTCAGCCAGGTGATCGCGTCATGGTGCCCGCCGCCCTTGATGCGGGCGATCAGGTCGAGCACGCCCCCGCCCTCGCCGGCCTCATGGTCCCGCCAGGTGCCCTTGTGCGGGCCGCCAACGCGCACCGCCAGGCTGCCATTGGAGCCGTACCGCCACTCGTCATGCTTCGAGTGTGCCCGGTTCGGTTCCCCAAGCAGCCGCCGCGCGACAGCCTCCATGAGGTCGGGAAAGTCGCTCATTCCTCGGGCTCTTCCGGTGGGACGTCCCCGCCGAAAAAGCCTTTTGGATCAATGGGCGATTTTTCGTCCCACTTGTCCGTAAGTTCCTCTAACGATGGTGCCTTCTGGCCCTCTCTCCTGGGCACCATTTGACCTTTTTGCAAGGTCCAGAGATTTCCTAAAATCGTTGAAAATGCTGAATTCCTGGAGCCAAGAGGTTCCGGGAAGGTTTAGCTTTTTCCGTTGGAAGCTGGCGCTTTTGGGGGTATTTGAGGGGGTATCGCTAAAAAACCTCATGTCGGGCAGTTCCCCTTGGCGCTCACCGAAACCGCGATCCGCAACGCCAAGCCGAGAGAACGGCCCTATAAGCTGGCGGACGGTGGCGGCCTCTATCTGCTGATCAATCCGATCGGCTCGCGCCTCTGGCGCCTGAAGTACCGGATCGGCGGGCGCGAGAAGTTGCTCGCTATAGGCCCCTATCCCGACATACCCCTTGCCAAAGCCCGCGAGTGGCGCACCGAGGCACGGCGGCATATCGCCGACGGCGTCGATCCTTCCGCGCTCAAGAAGGAGACGCGGCAAAAGGCCAAGGCAGCCATCACGAACACCTTCCGCTCGATCGCCGAGGAACATCTGGCGAAGCTGGCGCGCGAAGGCCTCGCCGATATCACGCTGAACAAGCGGCGCTGGCTTCTTGGCTTAGCCTATCCCGTGCTCGGCGAGCGCGACGTTGCCACGATCACGGCAAAGGAGTTGCTGGACGTTCTCCGTACCGTAGAGGAAACCGGCCGGCACGAAACGGCACGCCGGATGCGGGCCGCACTCGGCGCCGTGTTCCGTTATGCCATCGCCACCGCGCGAGCGGAAAACGACCCGACCTTCGCCCTGCGCGATGCCTTGACGACGCCCAAGGTGACGCATCGCGCAGCAGTCACCACCCCTACGGCTTTTGGCGCGCTGTTGCGTGCGGTCGATGGCTACGCGGGGCAACCAGCGAGCACGGCGGCGTTGCGCCTCATGCCGCTGCTGTTTCCCCGTCCCGGTGAGTTGCGCTTGGCAACTTGGCCGGAGTTCGACCTCGACAAGGGGATTTGGTCGATCCCTGCCGAACGCATGAAGATGCGTCGTCCGCATCGTGTTCCCCTTCCGCCGCAAGCCGTCGCCATCCTGCGCGAGCTACACTGGCCTGCTCCCTGGAAAGTGGTCCTCCGTGAAGTAGGCTTTCGGGCCTTTGGAGGATGGCGCCATGGCGCAGAAGAAGCATAA